TCACTAAACTAGTAGTACTTGTTCCTTGTGGTACAATTGTGCTATTGTATAATGCTGTACCACTAACTCGTCTGTATCCACCTTTAATATCTGGTTCAAAGTTTCGTAGTATAAGTGCTTCACCAGGAGCCATAGAGAACACATCTTTATTGAGTGTCAAACCTCCTGCACAACTAACTACAAATGGTGATATTAAATCAGTAGATGGCATTATGATGTAATTTTCTTATCTGCTAATCTTCTTAGTGTTTCTAATTCGTTAAAATTTAAATCTCTAATTATATCAGATACATCTTCACCTTTTTTGTATTTATCAATATAATCATTAATCTGTTTAGTATTTAATTTATCAGACAGATCTGCTTTTCTTACAGGCTCTTCTTTATCTCTACCTTGCATTTTAAATTTATCTGTTTGATAATTCATATTATCTTGAACTTTTTTATTATCTTCTCTAATAGCCATTAGTTAACTCTGCCTCCTATGTTTAATGAAATACTTTCTGCTATTGTGTCTGTTCTCATATAATCATTCTTAGTTGCATAGTCTACTTTTAGTAACCTTAATTTTCTTTGAAAGTCTCTATCAGCTAACTGTGCATGTTGAGGATCAGATCTTAACATATATGTATAATATTTTGCTCTATCTATAATTAATGTTCCAAATCTATCTGGTAAACTCATAGTATCACCATGAGCAGATAAATCTGTATGTGTTGTATAGTATATATAACTTACTGCAAACTCATTACTATTTGGTCTTGGGCTTATGCCAAATGTAGAATGGTTAGGTAATATGTAAACTCTTAATGGGTTTGCATAATTACCACTATTGTTTGTATCATCAGTAGGTTTATAATTTTGTATGTAGTTATCATATGATATGTAAGTCATCTTTCTATTTAAAATATCGTTTCTTGATATTCTTACATAATCAACTGTAAAATCCCCAGTTGTAGATAATTGTATGTGTGTAGTTGTAGCAGTTGCAGTAAATGTAGTATTTAAAATATTACCTTCACCATAGTTAGTAACTGTTATACTACTACTTTTATTTTCTGTACCACCTGCACTTGTACCTACAGCTACATCAAGTGTATCTGCATTTGCATTTGAGTTTAAAACTCTAACCTGTAATCTGTAAGTTTTATTTACAACTGTAGAAAATGATTGTGATGCAGATGCATTACTTAAACTTAATCTACCATTACCTGAACTAGAGTATGCTGGAGATCCACTTTGTGTTGTCCAACTATCTATATTAGATGTAAACTCTCCATTAGTAACTAATTCTTTTGGCCCTATTGAAAATGAATCCATATCTGCTTTTCTAAAGTCAGCAGGAAAATTATATTCATTGTCACCTATTTCTAAATTCTGTGTAGTTCTTGCATATAGCAAAGGTATTTCACCTGTTTCATTATAAATGTCATGTATAGATTTATTTATAAAATCTTTAACTGCAGTTTGAATTCCTCTGCTTGAAGCAAAGTTAGCAGAAGTTAATTCGATTTCGTTTAGCTCTCTAAGAGTTCTGTTTGTTAAAGTTAAATATGTTGTTGACATTTATTCTCCTGATATATCAAGGGGGGATTGCTCCCCCCAAGATAATTAGCTATTAACTAAATGTTACGTTTTGTGCGTCTGTATCAGCATCTGATCCACCTTTATCAAGTGAAACCATAGTTGCCCATACTCTTACTTTTGCGTTAACTGCAGCAGTAGCAATAGTAGCTCTGATTGAATCAGCAGAACTATATGCAAAAGGTGCAGCTAATACAGCTTGTTGACCAGTAGAAGTTGGTGCAACTGCAGTAACGTATTGATCTCCGTCAACACTGTCACCTAATGCAATTGTACCAGTACCAGTACCAGCTGATAACACATCAAAACCTGCAGCAAGTACAACAGTATTTGCTGGGATTCCAATGATGTCAAAAGTGTCAGTAGCAGCATTAGTTGTAGAAGAAAAATCTACAACTTCTGAAGCTATTCTTACAGTATCGCTTGATGCTTTGATCAAAGCGTTTGTGTTTGAACTATTATAATCAGTCATTGTTTATATCCTCCTACGATTAACCAATTGTGATTACGCCAGATCTTACTGCTTCGTCTCTAAGAATTTTTCTTCCGAAAACGTGTAAGCCTCTAACGATATCAGCGAATGAATCAGGGTCTCTGATTAATTCTGTTTTTGCAATGTGATTAGCTGTTGCTATAGCAGATGAGTGTCCGTATAAGAACGCATACTCGTTAGCTCCAGCAGAACCAAATGTATTAGCAGAAACACTTCCACCAGATACAGCAATTGCATTTGTTGAGTACATGTTAAAACCAAATAATGGTCTGTCTGTGACTTTACCATTTCTGATTTGAGATGCACCGCCATCAGCCATTACTGATTGGTCAGAAAGTTTAGCACCTGATTTTCTTAATTGCTCAAAAAATTCAGGTGGTGCAACTAACCATCTATTTTCTTCTGGCACATCATTTTTATCTAAAACTTTTTTAGCCGCTGAAACAACGTCTGATAAAGTATCAGCTGCTGCATCACCATCAATTGGAGAAGCGTCAGTTCCAGTGTCGCCTGCAGATGTAGAAGCGTTATCGTAGATAAACTTCAATACATTGTAGTCGTAGTTTTTCTTTAATGAATATGCACCTGAAGAGGTTGCAAGAGCTTCAAAGTTAACATGAGATTGTCTTTCTTCAATATCATCTACTTTAAAAGCAAAGTATGAACCTTGATCAACTGTCATAGTAATTTGATCGTCAGCTAAGTCTTGTGTAGACACAGCTGTACCTCTTGCATAATCTGCAACAGTGATTGTTGGTTCTTTTATTATTTTAACAGTATCGCCAAAATTTTCAATTTCTCCAGCGTAATCAGTGTTAGTAATGTCTTCTACCACTGATGCTCTTCTGAAGAATTTTTGAACCTTCTGACTAAAAATTTGTGGAGTGAAATTACCTGAAGGTAAGTTCGAATATCCACCAGCACTTCCAAAAGCCATGGTTGTACCCTCCTTTAGTTTAGTTTAGTTGATTGTTTAACGTTGTTCAATCCTACCTTCTAAACGAGCAAGATCTATTTCTTTTTCTAATTTCTCAAATTCATGAGCTTTTAGTTTAGAAATTTCACTTGTAGTCCAAACTCTCTTCTTTGGCATATCAGTTTCAGTACTCTTCTTTGTTTTAGAAATTGCTTTAGCAGCTTCTTTCTTAACGTCAGTTTCCTGCTTTTTACTTAACTTACTAATGCCTTGATCCATTTTATATAAATCAATTGCTCTAGCAGCTAAAGTTGCATTAGATGTATTTTCATACAACCAACCTTGTATAGTAGGATCCTGTCTTTCAGCCCATTCATGAAATGAATCTTGTTTCCTTAATTCATTAAAGTCTGGGTGTAGTTTTAAAAGTTCTACTTCTGCTTTTTCTTTTGCAATTTGTTCCTGTTGTACTTTAAGATTTTTATATTTATCTTCAAGTTCTGCAGTTTGAGTAGTGGCCTTTTCTATAGCTATGGTTTCAACCATATCATATACATCGGGGTACTCTTTTCTCCATGCATCTAATTCTTGTTTAGATTTAGGAGGATTAAATTGCGAGTTTCCTGATTCTAATCTAGCACGCAAAGATTCTAATTCGTCCTTGTGTTTTTGAATAGTAGAATCATAGTGTCTTTTTAAATCGTCATAACGTTTCTTAAAGACTCTATCTTCAGCTCTAGCAGGGCGTTCAGCGATAGGAGTAGCCTGATTATCTGTTTGATCTGCAGTCTCTTCAGATGCATCGGTGTCCTTCTGTTCGGTTGCTGCGATTGCTTCTTTTTCTCTTTGTTCCCTTTGATATTTAGCTAACTCACCTTTTGCAAATGCTTCAACTTCGGGATCATCTTCACCTCTGTCTTTATGATAAGGATTTACATTTGGTACTTTAACTTGTTTCTCTTCGGAAACTTTCTTTTCTTCTTCCATTATTTTTACCTATTGGGTTGAGTGCCTTATGGATAAGGGTAGCTCGATTCCATAATTGTTGTGGGCTGAATTAGACTTGTTCAGTATCTATTGCTTGGTACTGTTCTTCTTCAGGTGGCACAGGTTGTTGATCCATCTCTTGTGTAGATGAAAGATCTGCTATAAAACTTTCTACAGCGTCTCCTTCATCTGCCCCACCATATCTTTTAGTTGCAAAGTTTTTTACAACTGAGACTGGTAAAACTACGTTCTCTTCTTGCCCTGTAAACTGATCAATTAATTGACTAGCTTCTGGTGCAATTTTTTTAAGAACGGCTGCAACAGATGGAGCTAGAACTGTATCTAATACAATTTTATCTTCATCTGTTAGAGATTGAATTTTGTCTGCTACTTGTTCTGTAGGTTGTGCTGATTCCATTGGGGGTGCTACTCTTGTTTCAGCGGGTTTAATTCTTTTTGCTTGCATAGCTTCAGGTACTTTCATTTTACTCATGTCTGGAGCCTTTGGTGTAAATGGTTTTTTATCTACTAGTCCAGTTGTAGTAACTTTATTTCCTCTTTCTATTGCCATTAAATATGCCTCTTACCTTTTGCAATTATATCATTATATGTTTTATCAGTAACAAAATTACCAATTAACCAACATAAAGGTTCTCCAATACCTGCATAGATTCTTCCAAGTAAATCAAACTTACCTTGTTTCATTCTCCATGCAATATCATTTGCTCTATGTTGTGCAATATGTTTCCATATTTTTCTATATGTAGGATATTTTTTAATATGTCTAACAGTTGGTACTGCCCAAGATAAATATCCTTTAATATGTTTTTTAGTTAATTTACTATATGTAAATCTAATATCTCTTACCCAATCTTCTGTAAGCATCTCTCCTGTTTTATGTAACTCTGTACAAATAACTCTAGATCCACTATCAGAACCTCCACCGCCACCACCTGTGGTTGCTCCACCTGCAGGGCCTTGAGTAGCTTTTTGTTTTGCTGCTTTTTGTCTTTGATAATCTTTTTGCTGCTCTTTCATTTTATTTGTATCATCTATAAATTTTTGTGATACTTTTTTATTAGCTATAGTTTTTTCTCTTGTAGCTATTCTTTTTTTACCAGCCTGTTCTAAATTACCAAAATCTGAAGTTCTATTAAATCCTGCATATAAATCTGTTGCAGGATTACCAGCTATTCTACCATCATCTCTAACATTAAAATAATCTTTATTTAATTGTTGTATGTTAGAAGGTTCTTTAGTTATTGCTTTAGCAATCATACTTATAGGCCCACTAGTTAATACTCTTCCTACACTATCTGCTAAAGTTTTTAAGCCTGTACTAACTTTTTTAAGTGCAGTTGGTTCTACTTCTATATCTTCTATAGGTTGTGTGCCTGGATCTGCTTCTATATCCGTACCACCTATTTGTGCTGTAGGATCAGTTCCAAAAGAACCTACAGTTGGTTGTGTAGATTTAACTTCTTTAATTCCTAATGATGCAGCATCAGATGTCATAGCAGCTTTATCTGTACCGCTTGCACCAGTAATTTCAGCACCAGTTACAGCTCTAATAGATTTTGGATTGCCATCACCAATGTATACACCATCTTTATAAATTTTACCATCTACTCCTACTCTAAGAGTTTTTGCATTACCTTTACCTATAAGAACACCACCTTTGTATAAATTATTATCACTATCTACAGTAATAGATTTTGCATTTACTTTTGGTGTAGCTGGTTGTATTTGTGTAGGATCAAATCTTGTTTTAAATTTTTCTGACTCTGATCTAAATTGATTTACACCAGACATTTGATCCATACTACCACCTGTATCTCCAAGCATAGGCGGTCTTTGTAAATCTGCTAATTGTTCAGCATAAGTTTTAGTTGGTTTTTCTTCACCTATAAAAGAACTAGTTAAACTTTCTCTAGTCATCGGTAATTGTGGATCAATTTTTTTAGCGTCTTTTAACATTTGACCTGTGTAGTCAATTGGTTCTCCACCACCTGTCTGTTTAACTAACTGCTCATAAGGTTTGCTTATATCAGTTGCTTCATCTTTTTCTGGTTCTTTCTCTGGTGTAGTAGTAGTAGTTGTACCTAAATCAGGTATAGTCAAACTTTTAACAGGAGTAAATCCAACTTTTTTATATGAATATTGTCCTGTAGAAGGGTCTTGTACTAATTCAAAAGTACCACCACCAATTCTATTTACATCAAAAGTTGTTGCCATTTTATTCCTTATTGCGTTTGTTTGCTTCCTTCAGGTTCAAGATTTGGCGAACTAAAGCCAGCTTCCCCTGGCATCGGTACATTACCTGTTCCGATGTTGCCACCTCCAGCTCCTGTTGGATCTGTTGGCGAAGCTCCTGTAGGTACTTCTCCAGTCTGTCCCATTTGACCTTGTCCTCCAGCAGAGGTTGTATTGTTTTGATTTCCATTTGCCATCCCCATTATTTGTGCATAGATCGCAGCTTTCTCTGGATCATTAATTAATTGATCTGGATCTATATCCAAAGACTTAGCAATTTCTTTTAAACAAGTATGCCATTTTACAAATGGTGCAAGTGCAGGATTAGATGCAGTTTGCATAAATGTAATTAGTCTTTGTGATCTAACTTCTTTCTGCATTAGAGACGAAGTCCCTTGTGCTTTTACTTCCAGATCGCCTTTGATATTGGGAGACTCTTCATTAAATTGCATGTTCCAATGATATAAAGATTCTCCAAGGGGTTTCAAAAGATAGTCGTCAATATTTTTTATAACTGTTTTAATACTTAGTGCAGCAGCACCCATCAACATAGACATACCAGATGCAGTTCTAGTTGTGGACTGAACACCTGTTGTACCGTGTGAGTATGATGGTATACCTGTAGACTCATCAGCTAACTGTCTAAACTTATCAAACATTTGTAAGTTCTCTTGTGCAGTATTTGGAAATTTAACTCCATGTACTGCTTGACCAGTTTGACCACTTTGTCTTCTAAATATTTTACCAGGAAATACTTTCATGTCTTGTCCTGGAACTAGCATTGTTTCATCTACATCAAATACTAAGTTACCTGCTAGTGCTAAGTTATCAATAGCCATTCTTGCATGACCATTCATAACCATCTGTGAGTCTTCCATATTTTCTGGAATACCTACTCCAAAAAATTGATATGGATTTAATTCATATGGGCATACTAAATATGGAATACGTTTTGGTGTAAATGGATTCTCTACCATTCTTAAAACTTTATTACCACATATCCATACATTAACATGTATTACTTCAGAATCAGTTGAATAATATACGCCACATTCATCTGCAGTTTCTCTATCAATTGTTCCCCAGTATTCTAATACTTCGTATCTATTTTTATAAATACTTGTAACGTTTTCTCTATCATACAATGAAGATTCAAATCCTCTTGTTTGATAGTTTGGCCCCATCTCTAAACATTCTTCAATAGCCTGTTTATTAAACATAGGCTTTTCAGTTAAATCTTGTAATTGTTGTTTATTAAAAGAATGTCTTTGAATTACATAATCACAGTCTTGAATGTTTGTAGCATTTGGATCAGGATAAAAATCCCAACATGATACAGCCTCAATAGATGGAACTGATTTAGTTTTTGAAATTTGTACTTTAGCTATATTACCTTCTTCATCTTCAGAAGTATCATAACTATTATATGTTTTAGCATCTGTAAAAGGCCCTTTTAAAATTCCTGTACCTAGTAATGCCATTTCAAAAAACACATGTCTTAGAACTGTAATTGCTTTACTTTCTTCTAATTGATCATGTATTAATTTTTGCATTGCCTCTGCAGCTAATTGTGCAGGTTCAATTTCTGGAGTACCTGTATAGGATGGCCCTTCTTCAAATCCTAAGTTTTGATATTCTTGAGCAAGATCTCTCATTAACTCAGTAGCAGTTGTACCAGGTGGTATTTCTTTATTATCTCCTGGAAAACCATAAGGATCTTGTGGTTCTTCTGATTGCTGCTGTTGTTTATTTTTTAAATGAGCTTTCTCAACAATACCTTCAGTCACAGAAGTTGGACTGATTCCTAAAGGAAATTTACCTTGAGAGAAAAGAACTTCTATAATCTGACCAAATGATGCAAGTACTTTAGTCTTTGTTATTTTAACAAATACTCTAGACTTCTCATTATCTCTAAATGCCATTTCTGGCCCGTATAAACCTCTATAGTTTCTGTAAGACTGCAGCCATCTTTTTTCATCATAGACTTTTGCTGTCTCTGCTTCTTGAAACTTAGATCTTACTAGACCAACTAAAGCATTGTTCTCGGATTCGTATCCTTCGTTCTTTTCTTTATCTTCTTCCATCAAAACTAATAATCTCTTTCTTCAGCCATTCTAAAGATTGCTGGATCTACTTTTGATTTTGACTTGCCTTTTGCATCATTACCATCACCAGCTGTAGAACCTTGTGTTACTTTTGAATTAGGATCTATTGCTAGTTTATCGTTTGGTCTTTTTGCTACATCAGGTGCAAGTTCTCCGTGCATATATCTTTTCATCATTTGGTTTGCCCTCCTATTAATTAATAATCTTTTTCGTCTGCCATTTTAAATAAGCTATCTTGAACATGCTCTGAACCTGACTTAGTAGGTACATCATTATCTGCTAAGTAATTAGCAGACTCATATTTTCTAGGTGCATGTTTTGCAAAGTCAATATTCTTTGATTCCCTGTTAGGCTGTTTGCCTTCAGGTGCATCACTTAATTGACCTTGTTCTACTTTAGCTTTTGGATCAAATTTTGTTTCCATTGCTGTCTCCTATATTTTTATCTTTTTTATTTTTAATATATTTTTAGTTGGTATGGTAGTATGCCCACCACCTTGTTTTACTTCTTTGTCATTTTCAAAATTAAAATCTGACATTAGTATAGTCACATTCTCATCTTGTTTTATTAACCATCCAACCGTGCAACATATGGCAGTTGTGGATTTTTTTATATCATTAAGATCTATCCATGAGCAATCTGCAATGATATCTTCCCAGTATGCTAATACTAAATCATACGGAAAAAATTTCTTTTGTATCTCTGGTAATTTTCTTTTATTTTGCATGATCAAATTTTACATTGCCTGCTACAGAGATTCTCTCTACATCAGAATTAAATGAAGTTACATAGTGTCTTAAGTTTCCAGGAAACATAAACATAACATTCTTCTCTGGTGTAAATGATCTTTCTGCTATTGTATGTGCTCTTTCTTCACCATACAAAAAAGATAATCTACCTGGTGCTACTCCTGTTTCTTCTTGCTTTTCACCTATCATAGCTATAGGTGCATTTAAATGTAATGCAAATGAAACATCAGCACCTGGATGTATATGTACTGGGTTGTGCTCTTTTGGTTTCTGGAAGTTAATCCATAAACTTACTAGCTTACCTTTAACTGCAACATGAGAACCAAGTTGTCTATACCATCCATGTATCCATGAATCTATATAAGGTTGAAATTCTTTTTGATAATATTTTAAATTATCGTATTTAAATTCTTTTTCTATTTTTCCTGCTAGGTGATTTCTATGTGATGTTCTTAAATGTCTTCCTTCACTTAATAGCTTTTCACATAAACTTTCTTTTACCGTCATCTTTGTTAGATAAGGGCCCCATAAAAAATAATTGTGTGTAGGTAATTCCATTAATATCCGAATTTGTTATCAGCTGGTTTAAACTCAGGGGTAAACAAGGGTTTAAATCTTTGTGCATATTTGGGGTGCATGGGTCTACTCATACATCCGTAACGTAATGCATCATATGCATGATCCTCAGCATTTGTATCAACGTCTTCGGGGTTCTTCTTATCTGTAGGTAATGTACTCATCGTTCTAATTAAATTTCTACAGTTCTTAAATACTCTAAGTCCTGGTTCTTTATCATTAACTAGTAAACGTTTATGAATCTCTAACTTACCACTAATTCTACTTTTAGGTGATCTATCGGATTGTCTCCATCGACATCCTTGTTGAATCATTGTCTCTGCAATACTAGGGCCTACATCACCTCTCTTTGCCCAGGTACTTGAGTCGAGTACACCATATTGAATATACTCACCTGATTCTAATTCTAAGACTTGTCTTGCGAAAATATCTGCCGTAACTTTGGAAGTATATAACTCTCTATAGAGCCACAGATTATTATTGTAATCAACAGCAAACCATAGCACACAAGCAGGAGAAGAATAACCCCAGTCAGCAGCACGAAACTTATACCATCCTTTAGGAATTTCAAAGGGTTCAACAACATGTGTTGTTTTGCTAAACTCAGGAAACGCTGAATCTTCATAGGCATCCCAATCTCCATCTAAAAATTGTTTACGCTGTATATCAGGTAAAGATGCAAGCATAGCGTAGTAGTCATCTGTTTGCATCAGATAAGGATTGTCTTGTAACTTTGCAGGAATAAATCTACGAGTGATAGTTTTTACTCCGACAGGTGTGTCTATTTTTATCTCAAATGCAGAATTAGGTTCTGCAGGATCTACAAACATTTCTTTCACCCATTGTGATCCAATGTTACCTGGGTTGCCTGTAGCTCTTAGATAGACAGGTATGTCCTTATCAACGGATCTTAAAGAAGATCTTAAAAAATTATATATATCTGGCGAAGGATATTGCGGAAGTTCGTCTATTCCTATCCATGTGTATGATTGACCTTGGTAACGTAAAACGTCTGTCATGTTCTCTGCGTAACCAAACTCTATCTTTGCTCCCGATGGGAATCGCCACTCTTTTTCTTGTTCTCTCCATTTTGCTCCTGGATATGCTTTGGAGTAGAGTAATTGAGATTTACTAATTAAATCTCTTAACTCAGGCATAGTCCTTCTAATTAGAAGTGCTCTATGATGAGGCTTAGAACAATAACGAAGTGGATCTACTAGCATGGCATAAGACTTGCCTCCACCTCTTGCTCCTCCGTAAAATACTTCTCTCTCTGAAGCTGCAAGAAATTCTGTTTGTGGGCCACTGTTTGGCTTAAAGATAACTTCTTGCGATTTTACATGCTCTTGTATTGTCTTGGGAGCACTCTCGATTATATCTTCCGTAAGTAGTTGTGTCTCTTTACCAGTAAGAGCTTTGTTAATAGTTAACAACTTCTTCTTGGTATTTTCTGCAGCTTGCTTTGCTGATCGCAAAGTTTGTTCTGCTTGAGCAACTTTCTTACGCTTGGTTGCTAGAATCTGTTTGACTGATCTCTTGGCTCTCTGTTTGCTTTTCTGCTTCGGTTTCGGAGGCTGTACCTCTGGTAACTCTTTTTCTAAGTCCGACATGTGATATATATCTTCCTGTTTTTCTATGTAGCCATTGTGCAGTTTCTCTGTATGAACAAGTCTTTAAATATTTTTTTGCTTGATCCAGAGCTTCTAATTCTTCTTTAATAGGTTCTATATAATCTTGATGTGTATCAGATTGTTTAAAACCAAAAGGAATTTGTCTAGTTCTTTTCTTGATCCGTATCGGTTCCATCTTTAGCTGGTAATATAAATATTCCGTGCATAGCTTTCATATTTATATCTAGTTGATCTTTCTTTACAATTCCTACTCTGTCCAATATGTTAGTGGCAGCTGCTAGACGGACACTAGCGTGTGGAGTTGTGCCATCCTCGTCTAGCAAATCGGTGAGTCTGGTTGCTGCCTTAGCAGAATGTGTCGATAAATGATTCTCTGCTAATTCTGTAATTTCTTTTTTTAAATTTCTAACAACTTTAGGATAACTATGTTTTGAATACCCTGCTAGCTCTGCCGCCTTCTTGGGATCGCCCTTTGCTTCTCCGAACAGGACGTCTAGAAATTTCTCCTGCATATCGGTTAAGTTTTTCTTTTGACTTGGAACTATAGAAGAATCCGTTGTTTGCATTAATTATCTCCATAAACTCTTTAAACGGCAGATTGAATACTGAGTTTAACAAGTTTATTTTAGTTTTGCTTTTAAATCCGCTAAGTTTTTCTTTGAGTAGTTTTTTCCAGCAGCTTTTCTTTTTTCCATATAAGCAATTCTCTTCTCATATGATTTTCTAGTGTCAGCATCTAGTTTATTAGCTTTTTTAAATGTGCCTTTTGGGGCAGATTTAACTTTAGCTCTATCTCTAGCTGTCATTGGAGTTACTGGGCCTACTTGTGTCTTAGCTTTATCTCTTTTTGCAGCAGCTATTGCTTTCTCCGCTTTTTTAGCGGTACTAAACATGCTTTCTGCAGCGTACATCTTCTTAGATGCAGCTGTATTAGCTTTACCTGATGCTGTAGATACTCTCTCAGACTTTTTAGATGGGCTTTCAAAGATATTTCTTAAGAACTTAGGAGTTCTTTTCTCTTTTTCAGCTCCACTTAGTGTAGTTGTTCCGTATTTTTTTGCCATAATTATATTAAAGTTGTTAATTGGTACCAATTTATGTAAATATAAATCAGTGATGACCCTGTATATATTACTATATTCTGAGTATGTGTGTCCCTTTGATTTATATTTAGGTCTATCTATTATATTATAACGTGATTAACAATTTTGTCAAGTACTTTTTTTTCATTTGCGTTAATTTTTCTATTGACAAAATTGATGATGAGGTGTATAATAGAATTATCCCCCTAGGGGAGGCGTTACATCCATATAGTACCTACATATACATTCCCCTTAGGGGATAACTAAGCTATTGTCAGGGGATTTATAGCTATTTCTACAGAATAATATCCCCTATATTCTGGCCACCAGGGGGTTAACGGGGGATACCTGGATTTTATGGTGAGTGTATATGTATAGTATAGCAGGGGGGCTATGGCACCTGCGTATCCCCTAGGGGTAGCCGAGTTAAAATAGGGATATAAAAATTTACACTAGGGGAATTTTGGGGTTACCGAGATTTATTGAGGGGGATAGGGTGAAATTTTGTAACTATGTAAAGCCAAGGTAACCCCAATCTAATTAAGTATAATATTTATATATAATGATTATATATAATTACTATACCTTTAGAGCTATACTAGTTTAATTTAGATATAAAAAAACCCCCCCAAAGCTAAGCTAAGGGGGGGCTAGTGTTTATTAGTGTTAAGCTATTTTTTTGTTATGATCTTTTTTAACAACTGAAGTTCCATCAATAGCTACTTCATAATCTTCGCTAAAATTACGCATATCTTGATATGCTTTTGAATTATAAAGCGTAAATATATTTGATAAGTTTTGCCACGTTTGTTCATCAACCATATCAAAGAATTTAACATCTTTTTTATTAGCGTATGTAATAGCCTTATCAAAATTTATAAAAAATGCTTTTGATATTGCTTTTAAGTTATTCGCAATCGTTTGAACATCTTTTGTTTTAGAGCCTTTTGAAACCTTGCCCGTTCTTATTTTATGAACAGTATCAATAACGCCTGTATTAATTTCAACTAACTCATTAGAGGTATTAGGAATTTTCTTAATAGCCCCCTTTTGCCCTTTTAACTTTTGTTCAATAAAAGGTGTTGCAACTTTTGAT